CTCCACCTAGTTACGTCAAGTATAGTAACTAGTTTTCGGCGCGCTTCGCGCGCCGGTTGCGGGGTGTTCCGCCCCGCACCCCTCCTTGATTTTTTTGAGTGGGACCCCCGAGAGGGGGCCCCTTTTTAGGTTGTTGCCTTTGATTTGGATCTGGTTAGATTCTAATTGGATCTGGAGTGGGACCCCCGAGAGGGGGCCCCTGTTTGGAGCTGTGTGCTCTTCTGAGAGCCTTTTAGTGGTTCTGAGGCCCAGGGCTTGCCACCCTATGGTTTCGTGGAGTCTGAGGGTGTTACAGCCGCTGGTGCGGGTTTCTTTGGTGGTTTTACAGGCTTCTCGAGAGGTTTTTCACCGGTTATAGGTGGTTTTACCAGATCCTTTAGTTTCTCATGGTTGTCCGGATCGTTTACGAATTCAAGGAATTCTGCTGGGTTATTGTTGAACTCCTTACGGACAGTTGCAGGCAGATCGGAGAACATTCCGTCTGCCTTTATGATTATATTTTGAGACTGATGATAGTCGATGTCTGTGTTATCGAGGTATTGTGGCTGATATTTTGCGACGTGGTCGATGACCCCGGTTTTTATATACCGTGCCATTATTTTGTTGATATCTGTCTCATCTTTTGAGTGTTGTTGTGTGAGGGTAGGTTGTTTGAATTGAATTGAGTATTTACGTTTGTTCATTGTAGGATTTCCATGATATTTGGGAAGTATTTCCCTGTTTGTCTTAGAAGTTCTTCTAGCGCTTTAAATTTGATGTTGGCTACTTGGCCCTTTTTCTTCATCAGTTTTACTTCTTCTTTTAGTATTCTTACCGTCTCGAGACGTGCATTGTAGTCAACAGAAGATAGCGCTTGTAGAGATTTTGTCAGGTACGTTTGCTGTTCTACCTGTCCGGCCTGGTTTACTAGTAAGTCCGCCGTTTTCTCGGCGACTTTTACTGAAGCTGCCGCTTGGTAGGTCTGCAGGCCGGTATTTACGGCGGGAGATATTACGTCCTGTATTTGCGGCATTGCGCCGCCTGGTGACGATGCCCCGCCGTACCTCGCGGACAGTATTGGATTTAATCCTGCCGCTCGTAGGTCTGCGACCTGTCTTTGGTGTGATGTTGATGACATCCGCTCTTGAAATGCCATTTGTTCCCGTGCCGATGCTATTTGTGCGCGGTTTCTTTGCATCCCTCCAATGAGGGATGCGCCTCCGGCTAATACCGCTGTTAATGACATTAGAAATGGTCAATCATGCCGGGTACTGAGTACGTAGGCATTGGTCGAGCGTGTCTGAATTGTGTGAAGCTATCGAAGATTAGATGTTTCTCCTCCGGTACGGCAATTACTCTGTCGATAGGCGTGTCCTGCTCGATGAATTGTGGTGATAGTGTTGGTGCGTTTTGAAAGTCCTGGGATAAATGCCAGGGATCGAGCGTTAGTGGATGTGTTGAACGCATGGCGCCGGTTATTGCTGATTTCGAGTATCTCATCTCGGCCCAGCGTTCTTGGTAGCCTAGGACGATTTCGTCCTCGGCTGGTATTCCGCTTGCGAAGATTTCCGATTGAAGAACGGCTTGCTCACCCAGGTGAGATAGTGCCGGGAAATAATGATCGAAGCGGGTTTTCCTTTGGAATTTACGGGGTAGTCCCTGCTGATATGTTAAGTCGGCTCGAGCACATACGAGTCCGATTACGAGGCAGTGCTCGGTGAATGATTTTGTAAATCCGTTTCCGGATATTGATCCAGTTGCATAAGCTCCTAGATCACCGACTGACGAGTCAGTTGGTTCTAGTGGATCACGTGCTGTTTGTGCAACTTGTGTTACGTTTATTGGATTTGATCCGCCGCCGAGATATTCGGTTCGCCAGCCGGCGGATGGGGTTGTGACGCCGAAATGAGATTTAATTATTTCGACGTAGCGCGAACCGCCTCGAGCATCGCGTTCGTACATTCTTTGTATTTGGAACGCGAGGCGTAGTTGGTTGATTGTTGCGGCGGTTGCTTCTGTTAGGTCGGCCACGAGCTGGCCTGTTCCTGATATTGTAGTTTTACCGTATAGGTCGTTTCCGTCTGTTCCCAGTCCATGTAGGACTGTTCCGCCGATTCCGTCGTGCACTTGAGCTCGGTTTCCGGGTCCATCGATGTCATCGAAGTCCATATTTATTCCGGCTATTGGTGCTGTCTCTCCGAGTGGTAGCAGTACGGGATTTCCGTAGTCCTTTTGTGCAAAGGGTAGGCAGGAGGTGAAGTAGTCGAGGCGTTTGCCTCGCTTGAGGAGTGTGTAGTCCGACTCCGGATCCGGTCCATCGTCGAGGTTAACGGTGACTGAAGTTTGAATGTTTTCGTCTTTGAACCATTCGTTCCACACCAGATTGTAAGCTCTGTGCCATAGAGCTGAGTGTTCGAGATCTGGCACGCCTGGAGGGATATCCATGTAATCATGGATAGAATCCTCAGCGTGACCAGTTGTTGGTGGGGATACGATAGTTGGTATAAGAAAGTCAATAGAGTCACCTGGGTTGTCTTGCTCCCCCATCATTTTCCGCCAGTTGTCGAAGACCAGGCGGTAGGGTATTGAGAAGTAGAATGTATCGATGTACATATTATCGACGATGGGGAATATTGGTGTTGCTAGTCGTGCGAAGGCATGGAGTTTTACCGTTGCTGTATCGCCCGGTACCATTTCTTCGCACATTATTGGGTAAAGGAAATCGAAGTCGATTGCTGTTTTGTAGCCGTAGTCCCTTTGGAATGATGATCGCTGTATTTCCGCTTTAGGGACTTGTGTGAAGTGTGAGTTCATTACTGTTTTCATGATTATTCAACGTCCTTTAGTAGATTTAGTTGGTCTGGATCTGATTCGTTAACGATATAGTTTATTCCGTTACCGAGTGGTTTTACTGTAGTATATTTTTTGATTTCGCCGTTAGTATCGTCGAATTCTCCGATCAGTACCAGTGTATAGTGTGCTGGATGTTTGCCGAACTGGTGTCGATTGTCGTTGATACAATCGGCAAATTGTCGTTTAGCCATTGCTTCCCTGTGCAGGAAGAATGGCGTTAAGTAGGCGTCCGCTGCAGCGTCCTGGATAGTGAACATTTTATGTTTCATTTAGAGTTTCCTTTTGAGTTGGTTGTAGTTAAGAGTTTTTACTTTTTCGCGCGCTTGAAGTCGCGCAGGTGTATTGTCTGCACCATGTAGTAGTGCGGATTTCTTTCTTTGAGCTTTAATAAGGTCATAGGTTGTTTCATCAGTTTCTCTGAGGAGCTGCTCATAGTATCGTGGTGTTTTGATGTTTTTGCCTTTATAGATTGTAGTATCGTGCGGAAATATGTCCGAGTTAAATTTATCATACCAGTCCTTCCCGATTCCGGGTTTTCTGGACATGGTTGAATACTCGGGTTGTAGGGTTTTAATTTCGCCTGTAATTGGGCAAGTTCTTTCATAGTGAGCATAGTATTTTTCCTCAGATTGCTGTGATGTTGTGATTTTCTTCATGGCATATCGTGCACAGTAGGCAGCGTTGCCGATAGTGAGGTCTTGGGTTGTTACGAACCCTAATCCCCATATTTCTGATAGTATTTTTGATGTATATGTGATTATGCCTTCAGTTTCGTCCCATACCTCTCGGTCTGGGAATTGATGACCGAAGATGCAGGCATGGTGGTGTGGTCGTCCCAGTGGTACTTTTATTCCGTTATTTTCTTCGCCGTATTCGGCTCCGTGATAATAGCGTAGGTTTATGAATTTTGGATCTTTTGGTTTGATTCCCCTGTTTAGTTCCTGGCGGTAACGTTTTATGAATTTAGTGAAGTCTGGAGGATTTAATGATCCTTCGGGGTTGGGTAGGGTTTCGTAGGTTAGTGTGATGAATTGGGATTCATCGTTCATCTGGGCTTCGTGCATACAGCGAGCGGCCCAGGTGATGGAGCGGTCTAGGCGGCAGCCTATGCATTGACCGCATGGTAATTTTAGTTCCTCGTTTAGTTCTAATTCACTCGGTTTGAAGTTTACGGGACCCCCGTCCTCGAGAGATCGGTAACCCGTAATTGGTTTATAGCAGGGCATTATTTTTGGCCCTGGAATAGCCATGCGAGGAAATCTTCATACGATTCCCCGCGATGGTCTACTATTTTTAGTGGCGGTATCCGCCCCGTTTTAGTCCGCCGAGGTTGTTCTTTTTGTGTGTTTTCACCGCTCCGCTTGTGAATGATCGGCGGGATTTTTTGCGACTCATTTTCTTTCGTCTCATTTTTCATGCCCCATTATATGAATAGTTTGTGTCATGTCTCATCGTTTGTTTCGATGTATTGTATAGGTTTTTCCGATGAGTTGTTTTTTGTTTTTTTAAGGGGCATTTGCCCCTTTTCGTGGAGTGTTTGTGTCACTCCACCTAGTTACGTCAAGTATAGTAACTAGTTTTCGGCGCGCTTCGCGCGCCGGTTGCGGGGTGTTCCGCCCCGCACCCCTCCTT